AGTTCAATGCTTTGTGTGGACTATCAAGAGTGATCACACGACCATCAATAGACCGCACTGATCCACGCTTCGCTGCTGTATCGATTGCTTCCAATAGATTTGACATCCCAGGGATAGCATCAACAAATGCTTTGCGTATTTCTTTTCCTTTCTTTTTTGCTTTGGCTGGTGATAACTGTGGGTCATAACTATGACCGATCTTTTCATCACCTGCCCCATAGCACCATGCGTAGGTAATAGTTTTGATCTGTCTACGTGACACACCTACCTTGTCCGCATTGGACTGGTGGATGTCTCCGTTTAACAGTACCTCTGCAAAGTGTGAGTCGTACCGAGATAAATAATGCGCCAGCATCCTAAGCTCGATACCACTGAGGTCAGCGCCAACCATCACCTGTCCAGGTGTGGCTGTAAATAACTTTCTAAACTCAGCGTCACTCGGAACTTGTGCAAGGTTTGGTTTGCGATGTGCACAACGATGTGTGGCTGTAGCAATAGAACAATGATGATGAATACGATTATTCGTACTCAGCTTCAGCCATGCGTTCACGCCGTTCGACAGCATCCCAAGCATTTTCGTTACCGTCAAACATCTCGCAAACATTGTAGAAATCTCTGATCCAATCTCGGTCAGAATAACTTCGTCTACGATAGGCTTCCCAGTAGTCGTCATCTGGGTTGGTTTCCAACCATAATATGTCTGCAATATCCATGAGATGTGATCCCGAGATGTAGGGTTTAGTTCTTTGAGGCGCGTGAAGGTTGCTCCTTCGATGTAGCCGCTAGTCGAGTTATTTCGTTTTGGAGTGAACTCAGCTCCTGCGACGTTAGGGTGTTGTTTCCGAAGTATTTCTTCAATATCTTGAAGTTCTTGTTGGAGAGTCGATGCAAGTTTCCATGCAGATCGCTCATCGAAATACCATCCATGTTGTTCTTGCTTAGCTAGTATTGTTGCTACTTCGTGCTCTAACGCGACCCACTTAGGTAAGGATGGAAGTGTTCGCATAGTTTTTTAGTAACGTTTACATCTTGTATGCAGTAGTCCTGCATTTCTTGTGACCACTCTTTCCAATCTGTGGTCTTACCAAAGCATCCCTTGTATTCACCTAACCTGTAGCCATATGATTCAAGAGAGTGTCTCCCATATAGCTGGTCTGGCATACGTGGGATGTTTCTCTTTTTATCAACTGCCATCATGTCTGCATGATACAAACGTGACAACAACAACGTATCTATAACTACGGCAGTAGATATAAACCAAGGGTACAGCTTTTCAATAACTGGTATATCATATGAAATCACATTGTGACCACATATAACCTCAGCATCTTCTAGTAACTGAATACCACGGACAATCGGCTCTTCAGTACCTTGATCGTTATAGACATAAGTTTCGTCAGCTTCAGAATCGTAGATGACCAAACAGTGGATGCAGGTAACATCATTAAGAAGACCGTTTGTCTCCAGGTCGAACACCAGCATGTTTCCAAATGTAAGTTTTGTCGATAAATTGAGCCTTCTCTACCATCTCTGGTGTCGGAGGATTAGGTGGGGTACACATAGCCTGTTGATGTGGCGATTCAAAAACTTTTTTGTCAGTCATAGTACATACCTTTAAACAAAGTGCCTGTAATCTCATCACGATCACGAAGCGTTAACCTAAAAGCAGTAGATGGATCTGACCAGTCAAATACGCCTGGATAATTCATAACTGTTTTGGATACATCTAAATCAAACTTATGATCCAATCCAAGGGCGTGTCCTACTTCGTGGTGTGTTAGCCAGATGTTACGCATTGGCTGCAATGTACCCATGTAATATTTAAACCAAATCTTGGCGACAGGATTAGGGTGATCAATGTTTTTAGGCGTGAAAAAGATGCCGTTGATCCTTCGATCGCCAGGTACAAGGTCTCTCTTCTTATTAAGAATGCGTACCTCTGCATCTTTCTTGTGTACTACATTTACATCTAAGTCAAATGACTCGTAGATAGAAATGATTTCTTCTTTGTATTCATAAGGCATACGCTTATTAAACCAAAGATCTACCACGCCATCAAAGGCGTAGCTTGGTGTATAATCAAACATTAAAAGTTAATTAGTTAAGTATTTGCTTTGACTTAAAAGTCTTCTTCTGCGTCGAACTCTTTCTGTTCAGTAAATCTGCAGGTGTCTTTGTCGTAAGTTAGTGTTCCCGCGACACCAGTTTCCCCTGAATAGCGATTCTTGATGACTCGCACAGTTGTATCAGCGTGTTCAGATCCGCTCTGTTGATTTCTTTCAAGCCCAATAACTGCGTCAGATATTTGTGCAATTGAATGACTACCTCGCAGTTGTCCAAGTGAAACTGTTGCTCCATCTTCATGTCCTTTGTCTCCTTGTGGTCTTCGTAAATGGGATACAAGAAACAATGAAATGCCTGTACGTTCAACCAGTGAACGTAAACGTGTCATTGTTGTGTCAATCATTCGTCTCTCATCACCATCCAAACCACTAAGCAAGATGGAAAGATGATCAAGAAAGATAATTTTGCAGTCGAGACCAGATGCCAGATACTCAATCCTGTTATAAATAACATCAGGGTCATAACTCCCAAAGCCATCAAACAAAAAGAGATTCCAATTAGCCAGCGTCTGATCGAATGCAGTCGATAGTTCTTCATGTGTATGTGTACCCAAGTGGAACGCTTTACCACAAGCGGCTGACATCAATCCAATGGCAGTCCTTCGATTCGATTCCTCCAAAGCCAAGTAACCAACTCGTGCTCCTTCTTGAAGTAAACGAGTTGCAATGTCCCGGCAGAATGAGGACTTGCCAATACCGCTTCCCGCAGTAACTGTGACAAGTTCTCCGTATCGGATTCCGTGTAGCTTTGATTGTAGTCCGTTGAATGGATAATCATATGCACAAGGTTGTTGTGGTTCTATTACAAGTGAAAGTAGAGACTTGCCATCGACAATCCCGTCAGGTCGGTATGACTCAGCATTCCAAATAGCTTCTCTAACCGCCTGCAAGTTATTGTCCTGAGCGGCATCTGATGCATCTTTATAACCTTTGAGGTCAGCAATCTTGACCTTGCCAGGTGGTAGTACGCTTGCCGCTTCCTGCGTTGCCTTACGGCCAGCATCGTCATTGTCGAAGAACAATACGATTGTCTGCCAGTTCTGTAACCACTCCAAGTTCTTTTGGATTGATTTCTTGGCCGCAGCCGCACCTGACGGCAATGAGACCATCTCCCATGTGGGTAACGCCTCCCTGCACGTAGCAGCATCAAGCTCACCTTCCGTAATAACAACTTGTTTGCCTGCTTTACGGAATAAGTGTTGCCCGAAGAAAGACCCATCTGTCTCCCCTTCATATCTAAATTGTTTGTCTAATGTCTTTGTTTTTATTCCAATAAGACGTCCAGTGCTGTCTCGATAATGGAAACATAGGGTGTCTCCATCTGCGTGGATTCCGTACTCTTCACATACTCGTTCGCTGATTCCTCGTTTAGACAATCGTCTGGGAAATCCTCTTGCATCCATTCGGTGTACATGGTTTTTTGATTTGTGATTGTGAACATTGTTGTCTCCTCCTTTCCAGGTGTGACAAACAAAACAAAAAGTGTGGCCGTCAGAAAATAGGCTGTTGCCGTCTGACGAACCACATTCTTCACATGGAATATGCCTTACAAACTCGCTTGTCATGTGAGCCAATCAAGTGGGATAGTCGTCCATGACGACCAAGGTATGCCAATCTTTTCACAGTATTTAGCATATGTTGTCTTCGATTTCTTGCTAATTTTGTTATATGGTGCCTGAAAAATAATACGAAGATCAATGTCAGGGTTTTGTTCTTTAACTGCTTTGATCTTCTGTCTGTCCTTTGCATCCCAGTAACCCTTACACTCAAGCCAGATTCCATTCGGAAGAACAAAGTCTGGTGTGTATGTGTGTTGGATTACATATGGAACCTTCGTACTTTCATACTCATACTTGACACCAAGCTCGACAAGAAGGTCAGCTACCTTCTCCTCAAGCCCGGATCGAAAGGCCATTACCAAATACCAGGAATAATTTGACCCGTCAATGCATAAGCACCAATTGCAGCCATGACACCCAGCATTGCTAGGCGTCCGTTTAGCTTCTCTGCTCGCTCGTTATGTGTTTCGTAAATAGGTGTCATCAGAAGTCAACCTCATCGTTTACTTGTACGTTTGGTTCGTTGGCTTTGAAGCCCTGCGTTTTACCAAACATTTCTGCAACATCCTCTGCTGCCATGTCACCTGTATCAACACCAGCTTGTCCGTTACAAGACACAATCTGAACACCAAGCAACTTAAGAGACGTACCATAAGTGACACCATCCTTAAGAATGTATGGCTTCTGGAAGAATGCCAACTTAACTTTGCTTCCGCTAAAGATCGATGTACGAGTATCAGTGAGCGCCGTACCTTCAGTGTCAACAATAGGAGGTTTTGTGTCCTCTTTCCAACTAAACTTGATCGTGTACTTTCCATCAGACACCTCTTCCCAAGGTTCAGGTTTTAGTACAGAACGCTTCGGGTTCTTCAACTTTGACTCTGCCCACTTGAGCGAATCATTACGGTCGTCCTCTAGTTTGTTGACCATGTCTTGATCAACAACAGCTCTCAATGTATAGCCATGTTTGGACGGTTGCATCACAGCCTGAAAACCTTCAAGGACAACAGGCTCTTTAGTAATAAATGTGTTTCTTGCCATTAACAGAAAAAATAAGTAGATTCAATTACTGACTCAGGTTCTAATGTGTCAATAATCGGTGGATCAGACTCAGCGCCAATTTGATGACCCCAAGCCGTTAGGTAGTCGTGCTCTGCAAATAAATGCAAGTATGTTTCTCTTACAATGCAAGACAGAACAGACATATCAGTGGCTCTACACAAGACTGAGTCATGTATCAGAGCAATAGGAGCGTCAAAACGAATTGCAGATAGATGTAGAAGTGACGCATCAAGAGAGTGAATTAAGTTAGGTGCAGTCGCATTCTTGTGGTGGTTCTTGTCAACTTTGTCAGTGTCACCTTCAGAAACTCTGATCTGACAGCGACCTAGTAGCTGTAATTCAATTCTTTTAATGTCTTTCTTCATTAGCTTTTGTGTTACCACAAAGCCTGAAGGTGTTACCCAAGTCAACTCAGTTAGACCACGATCAATAGCGTTGCTCACTTCTTGCTCTATCCATTTCATCACCCGCATAGGACCAGGAACAATCTTGTCCATGGCATCACGTACAGCTTTGACAACAGCAGTTAGATCTTCCTTTTCAACCTCTAGTCCTTTCTCCTTCAGTGCTTCACGAATGTATCCACGATTGCTGAAAGGTTTAGCGTTGTAAGGAACAGTCATTACTGTTCGTTTTGTTGTCTTCCTGTCCATGTAAGGACGGATGTGTTCCGGTACGTGGGGTTTAGCTTCCTCAGCTATAACCTTATATGCATCCTGTGGTTTATCACTAGGAAGCACATTGACTAGCTTTGCTGTGCTGGCATCCCTTGCCAATCCGGCAAGTATTTGTAGCCCACTGCAGGTAGCATCCACAGCAACAGGCAGGTTAGTAAACTGACGGTCACAGTAGATGACACAATGATAGTATTCATCACAGGCAGCAAGGAAAGTCCAAGGTTCGTCGGCTCCTTCCCACTCTGATAGGTTGTCAATCGGGTCTTTTGCAATTCGTGTAATTAGATCTTCATTTTCAGTCACCCATGCCAACCGTTCCGTCATTGGAGCTTTGTCCAAGCCGTATGCGGTTGCTACTTGAAATGCAAGCCATTCGGCTGCTTCAGGTGTCATGAACGACTGTTGTGCGAACTTCAGTAATGACTTACCAAAGTCCGTGTCTTGTGGTGTAAGAAAAGCAGGGATCGGATAAGCCCGACCCCTGTAATCAAATGACCAAGGAATAAAGAACTTGTCTACATCCTTGAATCTTTCCACCGCATTCATTGTCATTCGTGTTCGACATGACTTTTTGAATGCTTGTGCGTTGACGTTGCATACCTCTGCAGCTCGGCGCCTGTAGTCGTGACGTGCTTCCGCATTGTCAGCGATGTCAGGTGGCTTTGGTGGTAGTGGCATCTCAACAATCGGTATGAACTTACCGACTGCTACGCCTCGTTCCATCAACGTCTCAGCGACGTTCACGATGAACGGGTTCAACGTGTAGGCAACCTTCTGAATCTTGTTCAGAAAGGCGACAGGTGTTTCTCCCTGTATAACTGTCGGGTTTCCCCTCCTGACCATGTCGTATCCACGCATGACCTCATTTAGCAAGTAACCACCATGTTTTCCGTCTGTTGTCCAATCGTTTGGCTCGATCAGCATTGGCCAAGCAAGCGGACTAAACAGCTCAGCCTGCAGCATGATCTCGTCTTTACGTTCTAAAAACGCAGGCGTTGGTACAAGGTCAACAACTTGCTGGCGTCTGCCTTTGTAATAAGAGTGTTTAGTGAAATAACCACTGGCTTCACAAATACAATCAACCAACCATCCACCTAGCCTAACTCGATTGACTTGACCCCAGGTTTTCCAATGGTCAACGTCATATCGGTTCATCAGTGTTGTGATGACTTTCACCTTTTGGTGTGTACCAATTGAACGGTGAAAGTAGTTGTCTTTGATGATTTTGAGTAACCCTGGCACGTTGCGTTCGTAGTGACGCATCATGCATTCGTTTTCTACAGCTTGGCCGATAGCACTTGAAACATTGGTAACTGTTGCCGCACCTTGTTTAGGACTGAAAACACAGTCAAACAACACCTTCAATGC